ACTATTATTCACAAAATTGTAGAACTTGTCTGCGGCTTCCAATACTTGGTCTGCACCAGGTACTTCTGGAAACTTCATAGATGTAACAATCTCTCCTGATTCAGGATCGCGTTTTACAGTCTGTTCAAACTGTCCCCATTTTGCATGGTAGTCGCTCCATACATTGTCTTTGGCCATTTCCAAAACCTTTGTACGAATCTCGTAACCATTTTTATTTGTTGTAATTTTTGGCATTGCAGCCTTGAACATCTCAGCCATTTCCTGAGTCTGCTTCATGATGGCTTCGCCATATTTTGTTTCTACTGACATAATATTCTCCTTGTGTGTATGTGTGTAGTGTTACTAATGTAACAGTTTTATTTATGTTTGTCAACCACTAACATAGGTTTCTTTTGAAGGACGATAAAATTGTTTTTGGTTGTGTAGTTTACCAAGCAACTCATTTATCTCACGCTTCTCGTCCATGTCAACGATTGACATACGAAGACGCAGAGCATTTTCAATATGCTCAACGTCCTGTATGTTTAGTGTAAAATTTTCGTTAGGTTTACTTGCCATTTAGGAAGTCTGCTTCTTCATCTGTGTAGGGCCACATTATAGTACACCTCCCCAGAACAAACCGTTCAACAACAAAAAGCCTGATAGAAATCCCATAATGCCAACAAACACCAAACTTGTTTTAATAAAGTCTTTGATACTAAGCATGAGCTTTACCTTTCCAAGTTGCGTAAGGTTTTCCTCTTAGGTAATGGTTGCCTGGTTCGTAAGATTCCTTTTTCTCAAGTTCTCTCACAGGTTCGTAGGCGATCCAATGTATTTCACTGCGGCCTATGCCTAAGTCACTTAATTCATAATCACTTAGAGCACTTAGTTCCTTGTAGGTTCTTTTTGCCAATTTGTGTTCAGGAGTCAATCCAAATAATCGTTTTAAACTAATCATTTTTATTTGCTCCTTGTAACATTAGAGCCTTTGCTTGCTCGTAATATCCTTGGCGTGCAAGTTCGTTAGCTGCTCTTGCTCTGCCTGCACTCTCTCCGAATGCTATCACAGCAACAAATGCTGTGAAAAGTGCTTTGCGAATTGCTTCGCAGAACTTACAAGTGTAAGTCCAATATGTTTGTGCTAATGTACTCATTGATATACTCCTCTAAGTGTTGGTACTTTTCCTGGATTGGTTTTCATTTGTTGATATGCGGCTTGCCAATCATTGCCGTATTCAGTTTGAGCCCAACGCTTTAGATCAGAGTCACTTGTTCTTGTTTTGAACAAGTCTTTCATCCAAGACATCAGACTGCTATTTGTATTAGCCATCTTTTTTCTCCTTCGATGTATGGATGCTTTATGGTTAGCATGATACCCCGGAACTTCCCCGGCGGTGCAGTTACCTTTGGTAACCGTCAATCACTTGTAACGGATGGATAATCCGCATTGTCTATCCAATGTGTCTATGTGTGTCGAATAATACAGCATCACTGTCCTATTCATTCTTATTTATAAAAGTATGTTTTAATTTAACACCTAAATGAGCAGAAATCAACTGTTATTTTGGTAAAGGCTGTCATGCTATTTTTGCATGAGTCTGCCAATCTAAAGTTGACACTCAAAAAAGGTTGACAAATGATAAAAAATAATGTATAACTAGATCAACAAAGGAGGCTAATGGCCAAAATGAGAACGTTTACATTTACTGATGGAGTTGAAACCAAAACAGTAGATGCAGTAAGTTACAAGAAAGCAGTAAAGAGTTATCAAACCAACGCTAAGGCAAAAGATGTTGTAGTAGAATGGGAAGCCAAGAAAGGCGGAGTCTACGAAAAGACACAAAAGTTGCCATTAGGGCGTGAAAAGAAGATGAGATAGATAAGTACCATTGAAAGGCAAGCAACGTCGAGCTTGCTCTTCGAAGTGAGCGCCGTGGTAAAGACGGCAAGCAGAGGAGATAAAAAATGGACGCACTCACCCTATGGATGGCTGTTGGCTTCCTTTTCGCAGGATACGCAGTTATCGCAAATGATAGTGTACAAACTCTCGGTACATGGATAGCATCAAACAATGAGAGATTCAATTGGAAAGTTATGTGGGGAGCGGCTTCGGCCGTTTTGTTATATACGCTTTGGTATGGCTGGTATGTGAATGGTGGAGACATCAGTTACGGCAGACTTAACAAAATTCCATTCCAAGAAATACAATGGTATCACGCAATGGCTCCGGCCTTGCTATTAATACTTACAAGAATAGGCGTACCAGTTAGTACGTCTTTTTTAGTATTAAGTGCCTTTGCTTCTACATTTGTATTAGAAAAAATGCTCATGAAATCAATGATGGGATACGCAGTCGCGGCAGTGGCGGCTTATGCTATTTGGATAGTAGTAAGCAAGATACTTGATGAAGCAAAACCTGTTAAAGAAGAACACAAACGTTGGTGGCGAGTAGGACAGTGGGTAACCACAGGCTTCCTATGGTTCACTTGGCTGTCACACGATATGGCCAACATCGCTGTGTTCCTACCAAGACAGATACCTTGGGACCTAATGATACTTGTCAGTGCTGTATTTGTAATTGGCTTGGGATTTATGTTCCGTGAAGGCGGCGGCAAGATACAAAAGATTGTATTGGAAAAACACAACACGAGATACGTAAGGTCAGCAACTATTATTGATGCTGTGTATTGGCTTATCCTTTGGTTCTTCAAAGAACTAAATGACATACCGATGAGTACAACTTGGGTATTCGTAGGTCTACTATGTGGACGTGAACTTGCTATGGCTACTATTACAGGCAAGGAAAAGTTCCGTACAGTATTTCCACTTATAGGCAGAGACTTCTTTAAGATGATGATTGGCTTAGGCGCATCAGTTGGAGTGGTACTTGCTATTCACTATATCATTGTTCCTAATCAAATAGGAATGTAAAACGATTGGGTGCTTCGACGGGCACCCTTTTTATTTTTGACTGTTCTCTTTTCCTGAAGCATACATCTCAAGATAGTTACAGTAGTTTACCATTGAGTGATCTGAGAAGTTGTCTATGCCACCACGCTTGAGTCCCATCCACATGCCACGCATTCTATCTTTGAACAGTTGAAAGCCTGATGGTGAACGCACATTGCCATATGCATTTAGATAGTGTTGCTCTCCGTGGTGCACGTAACCCATGATCCACAATGGAACACGAGTAACTATATCGTTGTTGTTTACCCAACGGTGATGTTTGACTTCTAATGTATTAACATACTTGCGCCATCCAACTCTTGGTGAGCCATATGTGTACAGTTCTTGAACAGGGGGAATACCTTTGTATAGATGACAGCGACTTGCCATTATAGTAGCCATTGCTGCACCCAAACTGTGTCCGCAGAACCAAATCTTCTTTTTAGCGTTTGCAGCACGAGAAATATCTTCAAGTATCATTGGCCATAGTTCATCTACTTCTGCTTTGAAGCCTTTGTGTACTCTACCAATTGTTTCTGCCATCACAGGAACAGCTCGTAGATCTGCTTTGATATCGTTGAACTCTGAGGGCTGAGTACCACGGCAAGCAATAACCAAATCGTGCTTGTTCATAAAGCGGTATGCCTGCGCTCCGTCTTTGTCGTAGAATTCTACTGTGTTAAATGAGTAATTTTTCGCTTGACTTTTAGCATCTCTTTCGTTACAATAAGCAATCTGTGCCAAATTAGCGAATAATAAGGATCTTTCTTTGAAATTTAGTTTGGATATTTCCATTTTAGCCCTCCGTTCTATATCTATATTTATTTTAGATACAATAAATACATTGTATAGGAAAGTGCAATGAAAAAACACACTCGTAGTATCTTAGAAGAACTAAACAACCTTGGCTTGAACCGGGACAATGATCGATTAATTGAAACAACTGCTAATAATATTATTAACAGTAGCATTAACCTTATCAATACAATCAATCAAAACTATGACGCGGCAACTGCTGGTGAGTTAGAAAGACGTTTCCTTAACAGTATCAAAAGCGGAGACCCGCGCAAATTCAAGCGTGGAATAGAAAAGATTATAGAAAACAAGCAGAGGCAAGACGATGATTCTTAAAGAAGGCGGCAATGTTTTTAAAACTGAAAAAGGTCCTATCACACAAAGGATTGCAACTGCTGATGTGAAGCCAACAGTGGATTGGCTTAATGCTACATTTGGTTTTAAGTTTGTTGACGAAGACATGCTTGGAACAACTGGCAAGAAAAACAAACCAGACGGATCATTTGAAGAAAACAGTTCAGGTGATATTGATCTTAATGTAGACATAAGAGAGTTGCCCAAAGAAGAAATCATTGCAAAACTATCTAACTGGTGCCAAAAACAGGGCATACCTGATTTAGAAATTATGAACAAGGGCAGAACATTTACCCAAGGTTGGGTTGCCAATGCAGGTCTGCAAATACATTTTCGTACACCAATCAGAGGTGATGCTAATAATGGGTTTGTACAAACAGATTTTATGCTTACAGACAATCCTGCTTTACAGCGTGGAGCCAAGCGCGGTGGAACAGAACACTACACAGGTGCTGACAGAGCTGTGCTATTATCAAGTCTTGCAAGAGGTAGAGGCTATAAGTTTAGTCCAACCAAAGGCGTAGTTGATCCAAACAATGGAGATGCTGTGGTAGCAGATGACTGGGATGAAATTGCAGAAATACTTTTAGGTCCTGGAGCAAGAGAAGCAGACACTCACACAGTTGAAAGCATGATCGCATACGTAAGAAGTGATCCTAACTTTGAAGAACTAATTGCTCCATGGTTAGAAAACATGGAAAAGGTTGGCAAGGGCCTTCCTGAAAGTGCAGAACTTACTCGCATCAAAGAGCTTGCAGGATTAAGTTTAAACAGCGTGAGAATGCTATGAGATTTTACGAATTCAAACAGATAAACACAAAGCCTCTTGTTGAAGCAGATGCTCGTATTCAACACGCAGAAGATTTTGTTATATTTGATGGTTCAGCTGGTGCTGTTCGTGTCGTACAAAGTTTGAAAAATCTTGAGCAAGGAGGACATACAGATGTCACGATCAAATGGGATGGATCTCCCGCAATCATTTTTGGCCGCAATGCAGATGGAGAGTTTGTACTCACAGACAAATCAGGATTTGGAGCAGTTAAATACGACGGCAGAGCAAAGAGTGCAAAAGCTCTACAGCAAATGCTTATGGCCCGCCCTGGTGCAAACAATCCAGATCCAGACAAAGCCGCGAACTACAAAGTCTTCGTAGGTAACATGGCAGACATCTATGATGAATATGAAAAAGCAGTTCCAAAAGATTTTGTAGGCTATTTCAAAGGTGACTTGTTATACTATAATACACCACCTGTTGAAGATAATAAATTTGTTTTTACACCAAATATTGTTACCTACAGAGTAGATACCAACAGTCCAATTGGACAGCGTATTGCACAAAGCAAAACAGGTGTAGTGATACACAGATTGGTTGATGAAGAAGGTAATGAGAAACCGTTACCACCAGGCATTGCAGATATATTTGAAGGTAATGAAGTTTTTGTTGTACCGCCTGTTACAGTAGAAAAAGCGCCTCAAGTAGAGGACGACAACATCAAAGAACTAAGAACTATCATAAACAAAGATGCATCAGCCATAGACACGTTCTTAAACACAGAAACACTTACAGGTTTAAAATTGAAAGGTCTGCCTAACATATTCTATAACTATACCAATCAAAAAGTTGATACAGGTTTAGAAAACCTTGGCAAAGACTTTACAAGTTGGTTAGCGAGTAGTAAAGTAAGTAAACCAATGCAACAAAGGATAGTAGATTATATTGCACAAAACAAACAAGGTTATGATGCAATGTGGGAAGTTATAAACAAAATTAGAGAAGTAAAAAATAATATTATTAAACAACTGGATTCACATGATGCTGATGTAAAAGCAAACATTGGCGACATTGAAGGAGGAGAAGGGTACGTGTTAGCTCACCCTGAAGGTGATATGAAACTTGTAAACAGAGCTGGCTTTACAGCGGCAAACAGAGCCGTACAACGATAAGGAAGGGAAACCTATGAAACTTAAAGATATACTTAAAGAAGGTGACTTTGACGATTTAGGCCTAAAAGGCTATGGCTCAGAGTTAGACAGAGACGACGATACATATGATCCTGAAACGGATAAATTTTCAATTACTCAGCAACTTGGTAAAATGCTAGACAGTAGGGGAAATCCAAATCCCAAGGATAGTATTGAAACTAGAGATGGTGGCATGGTGCAACTAACAATGGATCAGGCTGCGAACTTGATGAGCTTGCTTAAACGTCCGCCAGTAAATGGCACAGACAGACAAGAAAAAGAACAGTTCCAAAGAGACATTAGCAAAACACAAGGAATTAAACCATTCCTAGATGCTATGATGGTAAAACCATGCAACAACTTTATATACAAAAATATATGAGTGATACAACTAAAATGGCATTAGGAAACAGAAGAGGACCATAATGGATTTTTTACAAGAACTAGAAGAAGCAAGAATGACTCGAAATGATCAGAACATGAAAGTTCTGACATATGCAGATTGCTGTGAGAAAATGTATCTCACTTTATTAGTTCTTGACCTAATGAGCCAAGTGCCTGTGGCTACATCTGTAGTAAGAGACTATTGTAGGAAAAGCAGAGATCAATATTATAAACGTTTCAAAATGGCTAGCACTGACCTATACAACTTTATCTATTTTGTAAACGGTGATGATAGAGCTTTAGATAAACTCAAAGACCCTGGAGCTGCAAAGCGTTCTAGATCAAATACTTCCCTTCCTATGCAGTATCTAAACGCTTACCTACAAAGTCTCAGCAGTGGCACACGCCCTGCAGGCACTACTCAAATGTTTGTCAAACTTGAAAATGTTTTAAACATCAATAACACCGACTACAAAGCCATAAGACGTAACATTAATAATTGGAACAGTCTTGATATTGAAAGTAAAAAAGTCTATGCTACCAAACTAATCTATGCCGCAAGAGCTAAACTTAGAAGTAGCGACATCATAGATGATTTTGAAAAGTTTGTTGTAATTAAAGATTTAGAAAGCAACTGGGTCAAAGACAATGAACCAGTGTTTAGCAAACCAGATACTAGTGCGGCGAGCAGAGACTATACATTCTATAGATATCTAGTAGGGCCTGAAAACATCATGCTTATAAAAGCATTTTTAGAACTTGCAGCAGAAGGAAAACCAATACCAAGTCAATATGTAAAAGCATATTTGCCTGCAATTAAAGCACTAGATGATGTAGTAAGAGCCGGTCCTGCATACATCTCAATGTTTAGATCTATTCAAAATCGGGCGAAAAAGACCTTAAAGTAGCTATTTTTCCTATATCGACTAAATAATATTATACAAACACTACTGAGCGTAGTGTGTCATTTAAGATAAAGGAGAATAAAATGGCAATTTCAAGTATCACACGTGATGTAACACGTTCAAACCCAAGTGCAATCGCACTTAACACTGTATCACAAACAAACCAAATGGTTGTGTACAAAGTTGTTCTTTCTAACTCAGGACGTACAACAGACCTAGACGCTGCAGGCGTACAGCAAGTAATGGAAACAATGGGTGCACCAGTACACATTTTCCAGTGGGACGCAAACGGTCGTGAAGCAATTTTAGTTGCAGACGGTCACTCAACATCAATCGACACAATCGCAACAGACATTGGTCGTCACTTTGACGCAGCTGGTGCAAGCGGTTCTGTATCAAGCGGTGTTTACACAGACAGCGGTTCAACAGGTACAACTACTGTTACTAAGCAAACAGACCTATTTGGAATGTAAGAATAGTTTTAATACTAGAAGAAAGCGCCACTTTTGCAGTGGCGCTTTTTTTATGACCGTTAAATACAGTCATGAGAGTCACCTTAACAACAGTTATAGATATTACTGAAACCAATGCTAGGAATAAAGAAGACAAACTTGCCAAACAACAACAAGCAAATTACCTTACAATGTTGCAAACAGTTGGTCTAAGGGTAAACGCTAATCCTATTCATTGCATAGAAAAAGTAGGTGATGTATCTGACTTTGGATTTGGAACAGCAATTACAGGCAAACAACGTTACTGGGAATTTTTATTTGAGCACGATTATGAAGGTGCAGTTACTGAAGAAACACTCACAGCAGACTTTGATTTGGTGCCTATTATAACTGGATTAAAAGACACAGCAGTTATAAATAATCATGCATTTAGAACAAAAGACGCTACAGAAAAAAATATTTTATTTAAACTATCTGATAATTAATAACATTGGCTTATATAAATAATATATAAATTAAGGCACATACACATAGGCATCCATTCATTAGGCCAACTAAGAGTTTACTAATTGCCCGAGAGTAAGGGTATAATGGAGAGATAAATGGCAAGAGCCAGAACAACAGATTTAGAAAGAGAAAATCTTGAAGCACATGTTGACTTATGTCAACAGCGTTATGAGAATCTTGAGTCACGCTTAACAGCAGTTGAAAAGAAACTGGAGCATGTACACCAAGACATACAGCACGGCAACAAGAGTATGATCAAAGTAATTATAGGTGCAACAGGTACTATTGTTGCAGGCCTACTCTCCACCATCGTCGTTCTTTTAGTCAGTTTCAACTAAAAACATAAATACTGCATAGGAGTATGCAATGTATTTGAGAGAACTCATCACCGAAGAACCATTGAGAATAGGAATAAACGAAGGTGTTCCGGCGTGGTTAATTGCTATGATAAGAATCGACACATCATCTAGTCAATGGCGCAAAACCAAACGAGGTAGTATTCAAACTAAAGAATTAAGATGTGTTCAATTGGCACTTACAGAACTTGGGTACGATGTAGGCAAAGCTGATGGATGGTTTGGAAGAAAAACTGCTCGCGGTGTAATGGCATTCCAAAGAGATAATGACCTAACAGTTGACGGCGATCCGGGCCGTAACACAATTGGTAAAATGATTGAGTTAGGTAAAGAAAAGTTTTCAGCAGCTAAAACTTTGACAAAAGATAATGTTGATGTTAGATTCCCGCCAGAAATCTATCCATTAGATGATTGTGCAGAAATAATTGTTCCAGAGCCTGAAGAAGACGATGATGGCCAAGAAACAGGAGAACCTGCTTACAAAGTTGTTAGAGGCAGTGGACAGATGAGACGCTACACTGTTTATGATGCACAAGGAAATGAAATTCGAAACGGTCGTGGTCCAGGTCCTAGCAATATTCCTACACAAGACGAATATAATAGAACTCCTGGTAGAGAAGATCTACCAGTTGGAAGTTTACCTGCAGCTCCTTTTGATCCTGCACAAGCAGTGCAAGGTAAAAGTGCAGCAGAAGTGGAACAATTAATTGCAAATTTAATACGACAAAGAAAGTTCAAAGATGCTCTAGCACTTGCAGACTTTGATATGCGAGTAAACATCAGCGACGAAAGTTACAGGCAACTAAAACAATTAGCGGCAAATAGTGAAAGTTTAGAAGAAAAACAAGTTTGGGCTAAAAGTGGACAAAAAGTTGTTCGCAAGTATAGATGTACAGCAGGCAGTCGCAAAGGTAGAGTTGTCAAAGAACCAGCACAGTGTTTTAG